TATTCGCTGAACGGCTCGGGCATTCTGAACACCCCCGATGTCATCGTCTTCGCCGAGTACCTGGCCGACCCGCTTTCGCGAAACTGCGAGATCATCGTCGATGTCCCGGCCGTGGACGGCGGGGTCGTCTTCGCGGGCAAGTTCCACTTGACCACGTTCGAGATCACCGGGGATCGCGGCGCGAAGATGGAGGCGTCGATCACCATGGTCAGCGACGGCGAAGTGACCGTGACCCAGGTCGCCGCGCTGACCGCCGACGAAGAGGAAGCGCTGCGGACGCCGACCCGAACGACCCGCAATCGCCGGGTGCCTGAAGCCGCATGAGCCGGTCCGGCGAGATCGTCCGGGCCTGGGGCGACGCCGACCGGACGTTCCGGCTGGGGATCGGCGAGTGGCGAAAAATCCAGGAGACGTGCGACGCCGGGCCGGGGGAGATCGCCGCCCGGCTCGCGGCCTGGGTCGCGCTGCGGCAGGCCAATCCTCGGGCGGGCTTCCTGCAACTGCTCGCGGCGGGCGGGGTCGGCGCTTGGCGGATCGATGATGTCCGCGAACCCCTTCTGCGCGGCTTGGTCGGCGGCGGGCTGAACCCGACCGAGGCCGCGTCCGTGGTCCGCGAACTGCACGACGACCGGCCGCTGATGGAGAACCTCGATCTCGCGCTCGCGGTGGTCCTGGCCTCGTTGGTCGGGGCCGGGGACGAAACGGTGGGGGAAGCCGAGGGGGAGGGTCCGGCCAAGGCGACGAGCCGCCCCTCCCCCGAGGAAAGCTCCGGTTCGCCGCCTACTACGGAGCCGGTGCCGTAATGGGCTTCACGCCCGCCCAGATCGACGCCTGTTCGCTCTGGGAATTCCTGGCCTGCCGCGACGGCTGGATCAACGCGAACTCCGCTCCCGAACAGACGCCGCCGCCGACAGCGGCCGAGCATGACGCGATGATCGCGAAGTGGGGATGATCGATGGCAGGCACCGAGGTTGACCGGCTTGTCGTCGTCTTCGACGCGAACTTCGCGCGGATGGAGGAGAAGCTAAACAAGGTCATTCGCTCCAACCAGAACGCCGCCGCCAAGGTGGAAAAGTCCTGGGGTAAGGACGGCGCGGGCGGGGTCCTTCAGTCCGGGTTCAACGACCTGACCCAGTCGATGACCAGCGCCGCGAACCAAATCCCGATCGTCGGCTCGGCGCTGAGTTCCCTCGGCCCCATGGCGATCGGCGCGGCGGCTGGCCTGGGCGCGCTGGCCATCGCCTTTCAGCAAACCACGGCGGCGATGGACTGGGGCGACGAACTCGCCACGGCGGCGGCGAAAATCGGGATCGGCACCGAGGCGCTGCAAGAGCTTCAGTTCGCGGCCGACGAGACGGACGTTCCGATCGAAAGCCTGCGCTCCGGCCTTGAACGGCTGAACGGCTCCATTGGCGCGATGAAGACCGGCCTCGGCGACGCCAAGGTCAAAGGGGCGTTCGAGCAACTTCTGATCACGCCGGAGGACTTGGCCGGGATCGATAACGCGGCCGATCTGCTGCCGCTGATCGCCGAACGGATCGCGGCGGTCGGCACCCAGGCCGAACAGGTTCAGATCGCGAAAAAGCTCGGGATCGAAGACCTCCTGCCGATGCTCCAAGACGGGGCCGATGGCCTCAAGGCGATGACGGACGAAGCCCGCGCGCTTGGCCTCGTGGTCAGCGACGAGATGGTCCAGTCGCTGGCCGACGCCGACCGCCAAATGGAAATCACGACCTCGGTCATCAAGGCCCAGTTCATCCCGGTGTTCGTCGCCATGGCGAACGAGATCAGCGCGGCGGCGGCGACGGTCGAGAACCTCATCAAGTGGTTCCGTCAGCTGATCGCCGAACACCCGAAGGTCATGGAGGTTCTGAACCAGTGGAACAAGGCCCTGGACCCGTTCGCGGCGGGCCAGAAGGCCGGGAACTGGGTTCGCGGCAAGCTCGGGCTCAAGCAGGTTGATTTCACCCCGCCGGTTAAGCCCGCCGCGACCCCGAAGCCCAAGGCGACCGACAAGCCGACCACGCCGGACACCCCCGATACGCCCAAGCCGAAGACCGGCACGCGGAGCGGATCGAGCCGGGCGTCGTCGGCCAAGACCGAAGCGCAGCGCGCCGCCGAACAGGCGAACAAGGACGCGCTCGAAACGATCAAGCTGATTGAAAAGCACTGGGCCGATGTCGAGAAGGCCGCGCAGAAAGCCGAAAAGGCCGCGATCGATAACAACCTGGCCAAGCCGTTCGACTTCCGGGACCTGACGACCGTCGAGGAAACTCAGGCGCGCTGGGAAGAGGAAGCGCGGTGGGCGCAGCAAGACCTCCATGACGGCGTCAAGGCCGGGATCATGGGCGGGCTGGAGGCCGGGTTCCACGACGGCCTTCCGGGCGTCCTGAGCTACCTGCAAGACGCCCTGATGCGGTCGGTCCTCGACAGCGTCGCGGAAGGCCTGACGAACGCCGTCCTTCAGGGCAGCAAGGGCGGGCAAGGCGGGCTGCTTACCTCCCTGGCCTCGGCCCTGTTCGGCCCGAAGTACGCGGCCGGGACGATGTCGTCCAAGCACGGCATGGCCCTGGTCGGCGAACGCGGTCCCGAACTGGTGAACCTGCCCGGCGGCTCCGAGGTGATGTCCAACCAGAAGCTCCGAAACGTCGGGATGGGCAGCGGCAAGTCGGCCACCCAGACCGTCGTGTTCGACAATCGCGGCGCGGTCATCTGGGAGCAGGCCGCGAAGTCGATGATGTCCTATGCGGACCGGGCGGCGGCGTCTTCGGGCCTGGGCGCGGTCAGCATCGCGCGCCGGGCGACGCCCAGCGATCTCGCCAGGGAAAGCGGACGGAGGCTCGGACGATGACCGTTCAGTTTCCGGTCTTGCCTCGCGGCGCGGTCGTGACCCCCCGGCTTGTCCGCTACGGCGGCGACCTGATCTCAACGCTGGGCGGGCCGACGCAGCGAATTAGCCGGTTCGGGACGCGCTACGCGGTCACGGTCGAACTGCCGACCCTGGACGCGGTCTGCGCCGGGCGCTGGCTGGCCTGCCCCCTCGCGGCCGAGGCCAACGGCGACACCCTGACGCTGATCATGCCGCAAGCCCTCACGGTCCCGCCCTACGCCGGGACGCCGACCGGCACCGGCCCGGCCGGGGCGGTGGTCATCGACATCCTCGGACCGGCGGCGATCCTGCCGGGGACGTGGTTCTCGTTCGTGTCCGGCGGGCGGAATTATCTCCACCTCGTAACCGGCGTCCCGAACGCCAACCGGCTGACGATCTCGCCCGCCCTGCGTGTCCCGCTGAACGCCACCGCCTTGGACTTCATCGCGCCGAAGCTCGAAGGCTTCTGCGAGGACACCGAGTGGTCCTTGGAATGGTTCAAGTACGTGGGCCACGCTTTCACCCTGACTGAAAGCGCCTAGGCCATGGCCGACGACAGCGGTTTCCTCGCGGCCTTCGATCGGCCGCAAATCACCATGTTCGCGACCCTGGAAATCGGCCTGCCGGGCGGCGGGGCGCTCCGGCTCTTGGACGGCTCCGGGCAGGTGACGTTCAGCGGTCGAACCTTCCTCGGCCTCGACCCGGACTTCGGATCGATCGCCACGCTGGCCAGCGTCACGGACGGGGTCGGCGACGAAGCGCCGAGTCTTTCGGTGGGGATCAACACGCCCACGGCCGACGCCGCCGCGATCCTCGGGGGCCAGGATATGCAGGGCCGGGTCGCCTATCTCTGGCTGGGGGCTTTCAACCCGGCCAGCGCCTCAGTGATCCCCGACCCGCTGCTGATCTTCGCGGGCGAAGTCGATCAGGCGACCATGCAGATCGGGCGCGGCACCCGAACCCTGATCCTCGAATGCGTGAGCATCTGGGAGCGCCTGTTCGACGACAACGAGGGCGTCCGGCTCTCGAACGCCTACCACCAGTCGGCATGGCCAGGAGAACTCGGGTTCGAGTTCGTCACCGACGTGCGCCGACAGCTTCCGTGGGGCGCGGACACCCCGAGGCCCCAGGTGATCTCTGATGTCCTTTACACAAGACCAAACGTCACAACTCGATAGCGCCCTGGTGGCGCGGGTCGAGATCGCCCAGGCGGCGCTCGATCATTTCCAGGGGAAGCCGTTCGCCTGGGGCTCGAACGACTGCGCCAAGCTCGCGGCCTTCGTCCTGCGGCGGGCCGGGTACAAGCCGAGCCTTGCCCGGTTCGGCGAGTACCGGACCGACCGGGCGGCGGCGCGGGCGCTGAAGGCCCACAAGATGAAGACCGTCCTCGACTGGGTGGATGGGATCAAGGGCGTCCGGCGGATCGCCCCGGCGGCGACCCTGCCCGGCGACCTGATCGCCTTCCCCGGCGAAGGCGGCTGGCACGGTCTGACCGTCGTGCTGGGGAACGGCCGGGTTCTCGGCTTCAGCGAGACGGTGGCCGATGGCGGCTGCGCGGTCATCGCCGCGAACCTCGGCGCGGCCGTCGCGGCTTGGGAGGTCCATCCATGGCGAAAGTCCTAGCCGTCGCCGGGCTCGCGGTCCTCGCGATCGTCGCCGCCCCGGTCGCCGCCGGGATCGCCGCTGGCGGTCTCGCCGGGGGCCTTGCTGCGGCTGGGACGGCGATGGCCGGTTTCGGGACGGCCTTGATCGGCGGCGCGGGGATCGCGGCCGGGATACAGGCCTGGGGAACGGTCGGGCTCATCGCGTCCATGGCGCTTAGACCGAAGTCGGTCGGCCGGGGGAACGCGGGCTCCCAGGTCGATATGCAGGCCGACCCTTATGCGGGTATGCCGCTGATCCTCGGACGTTCGGCGACCGCCGGGAAAGTCCTTCACAGCAACACCTCGGGGCAGGCAGACAAGAACGCCCGTCTCTGGTTTTTGCTGGCGCTGACCGCCGGGCCGATGGGCGGCGTCGAAGCCGCCTCCGCGAACGAGTTCCCGCTGATGATCGGCGGCGACGCCGGGGTTACGTCCCCGGCCCAGTTCGCCGGGGCGATGTCGATCTCCTACACGCCGGGGAACAAGCCCGACGCGACCGCCTATTACCCGCCCGGCGTTCAGCCCGCGTGGCGTCCCGAATGGGGTCCGAACCACAAGCTTTCAGGCATGGCCTGCGCTTGGCTGACCTTGCTGTTCGACGCGAAGAAGTATCCGACCGGCGTCCCCAAGCCGCTGTTCGTGGTCCTGGGTCCTACGGTCTACGACCCGCGCGCCGATAGCACCTGGCCGGGCGGTTCAGGGCCGCAGCGCTGGAACGACGAGACGACTTGGTCGCTGGCGGGGAACGAGAACCCGTACCTTCAGGGCTTGGCCTGGTGCATCGGTCGCCGGGATAACGGCGTGCTGTCCTTCGGGGTCGGCGCGCCGATCGAGGCCATTGATGTCGCGGCCTTCGTTGAGGGGGCGAACGTCGCCGACGCCAACGACTGGAAGGTCGGCGGCGAGGTTCTGTCCTCGGATCGCAAGTGGGACGTTCTGCGGACCATCCTTCAGGCGGGCGGCGGCGAGCCCCTGCGGATGGGCGGGCGGCTGTCCTGCATGATCCGCACCCCCCGCGTGATCCTGGCCAATTTGACCGGCCGCGAGGCCGTGGCCGAGGTCTCGATCACCGGCACCAAGCGCCGCCGGGACCGGCTCAACCAGATCATTCCGAATTACCGCTCCGAAGAGCATCAGTGGCAGATCGTCCCGGCCGGGCCGGTCCGGGTTGACGCCTATGTCACCGCCGATGGCGGGCTGCGGTCCCGCGAGGCGACCTATCAGCTGGTCCAGCAGCCGAAGCAGGCGGCGGAACTCGCGGCCTATGATCTGGTGGACGCCCGCGAGTTCGAGCCGATGGTCTTCCCGGTCGGCCCCCGGTGGATGGGCCTGAAGCCGGGCGACTGCATCGCGGTCAATGAGCCGGAGTTCGGGCTGGTCGCCCAGCCCTTGATCGTTCAGCAGCGGGAGATCGATCCGGCCACCGGACAGGTGACGTTGACGCTTCGGAGCGAGACGCCTGGAAAGCACGAATACGCCCTTGGCCGAGTGCCGAACCCGCCGCCGGTCTCGGGCTTCCAGCCGATCGACCCGACCTTTGTCTCGCGGCCTGATGCTGGGTCCTGGGTCGCTTGGGGCGGCGTGCTGTCCGGCGCGGACGGGGCGCAGGTTCCTGCACTCGTTGTAACGGGCGCAATCAGCGATCCGAACGTCTCGTCGGTCATCATCGACTACCGCCTGCAACTTTCGCCGGGGATGTTCGGCGACTGGGTCACAAGCTCGCACCCGCAGACCACCCGGCGGATGGAGTTCCGGGCGGTCATCTCCGGCGGCACCTATCACGTCCAAGTCCGCTATAAATCGGTCCGCGATGTCGAGGGGGCGCTGGCCCTGGACCTCGGGCTGGTCACGGTCGGTTCGCTGATCTCTTCGGGCGTGACGCAGATCGGCGGACAGACGCCGCAGGAGCTAATCGATCAGCTAAACGAGACCACGGCCCTTGGCCTGGAAACCTCGGAGAAGGCCGCTGACAACGCGGCCGACATCCTGGTCACGAACCAGAACCTCTACGACAGCACCCACCTTGCCGATGGGACGCCGCTCGAAGTCTACACGGTCAATAGCGTCAACGCCCTGAACACCGCCGATCAGTATTCGATCAAGCGGGTCGATGCGATGGGCATACTTCGCGGCGACAACCTGTCCTTTCAGATGTCGGACACGACCCTATGGGCGAGCCCGACCGAAACCTGGGGGCAGTACCGGACCAGCATCCAGGCGAACTTCACGGCCACGAACGCGGCGATCACCAACGAGGCGAACGTCCGGGCCGGACAGGACACGGCGCTGGCTCAGTCGATCAACAATCTCTCGACCACGGTCGGCGGCAACTCCGCGTCGATCACCAACCTGCAAAACTCGGTCAACGGCCTGAACGCTCAGTGGGTCCTGTCCGTGGCCTCGACCGGGCCGGGCTATGCGCGAGTGGCCGGGATCAAGGTCGCCGCCAACCCGGCGGTCTCCTCGATCGTCTTCGCGGCCGATCAGATCGGCTTCACCAACGGGGCCGACAACGTCTACCCGCTGGCGGTGGTCGGCGGCAAAGTCTACGCGACCAACTTCCAGGCCGACGACATCAAGGCGCACACGATCTACACGGACAAGATCGTCGCGAACAACATCAGCGTGTCGGCGCGGGCCGCGACGGCGGGCGCGGTCGATCTGCCTTACAGCCCAAGCGGCGGCGGCTATGACTTGCTCAACGTCAACTTTGCAGCCTCGGGCGGATACATCGAAATCGATGTCTGGGGGAACGCCTCGGTCAGCCGCGACAGCGAGCCTGAGACCAGCGGCAGCGTCGGGTTCCGCCTTTACGTTGACGGCGTCGCGATCGAAGACTTTGGCGTCGGCATGGCCTCAAGCTCGGCCTTCAATTCCGTGTCCTACCTGTTCCGACACAAGCCAGCGCCGGGCGTTCATAACTACCGGCTGAACGGCTGGCAGACCTCTTCCCACGCCTTCGCGACCGCCACGCGGTTCTATCTCACAATCACCGACGCGAAGACGGAGGCGTGAGGATGATCGTCGCCATCTACGACGCCGCCGACGTGCTGCTGATCTACATGGACGGCCCCGAGGATCAGATCGCAGTCAACGTCCCCGAGGGCGGGCGCTTCGAGCCCGTCACGCTAGAGCGCATGATGGGGGCCGAGCCGCCGCCAGAGGAGCCGCCGCCATGATGCCAGGAACCTACGCGCTCAGCATCTATGCCGGGGACGACCACGCGTGGCGCTTCGTCCTGTGGGCCGATGTCGAGAAGACCGAGGCGGTTGATTTGACCGGCATGACGGTCAAGGCCGAGATCAGGGAGCGCCCCGGCGGGGTTACGATCGTCGCGGCGCATGTGCTGGTTACGCTGCCGAACCGGATCGACGTGACCCTGAACCCGGCCGACACCCGCGCTTGCCCGGCGTCCGGCCGATGGGATTTGCAGCTGACCGACATCGGCGGACGGGTCGCGACGATCCTGGCCGGGCCGGTCAAGGTGACGGGCGACATCACCGACAGTTCGCTCGCCGCCCGCGCCGCGAGAACCCGAGGCTTTCTGACGGAGCCAGCGCCATGAGCGTTAAAGACCTTGCCCCTGTTGCCGAGCCGACCGATGTCATCGTCGGAGCGAACCCGACCCAGCAGGTGGTGCTTGTCGAGGCGTATGTTTCGCAGGGCATTCCCGGTGTCCCTGGCGGTCAAATCCCCGAGCCGATCCCCGGCGACGAGCAGAAGGTTCCGATCGTCCGCGACGGCGGCTCCGGGCCGGTCTGGCGGGCCGAGTTCCTCAAGCCCGCCGACATCGATCCGGCGAGCGCCGGGCTCGACTTCCGGCCCCGCGATCTTGCCGCCAAGCGGGTCGTCTTCGGCGCTGATGGCCGGGCCAGCTTGGACGGCGTCGCGGCGACTTCCGCACAGCTGACCCTGGACGCGAACGGCGGCGGCACCGGCTGGCGGCTGACCTGGGCGACCGGCCTGCTCGAATGGATCGTGGGCGGCGTCTCGAAATTGACGATCGCGGCCGACGGGGCGGTCAGCTTCGTCAAGGGCCTGTTCACTGGGACGGTGGTGATCAACAACACCGGCGGCGCGGTGCCTGCGCCGCTCGCGCCGGATACCCTGATCTCGGCGAACGCCAATGGTCCGGCGCGGATTGAACTCGCTGGGTTTGGCGGGACTCCGCTTGGCGCGACGCCGCTGTTCATCGGGAAGGGCGCGAGAGGCACCGGGGCGGCTCCGGCCGCTTCAGCGATGAACGACTATCTCGCCGCCTTCCAAGGGCGAGGCTATGGCTTGACCGGGTATTCCGCCGCTCGCGCGGTGATGAACTTTCAAACCTCAGAGAACTGGACCGACACGGCGCAGGGCGCGAGCCTTCATTTTCAAACGACCGCGAACGGTACAGTCGTGACGACCCCGCGCTGGGGAATAACGCACGACGGTCATTTCATTCCCGGCGCGGTGAGCGCCTATGACCTCGGGTCGGCGGCTGTGCCGGTGCGCAGCCTCTACGCGGGCGGCACGGCGGTCATCAACACGACCGGCGGAGCGGTCCCGCCGCCGCTGGCGACGGACACGCTGATCTCGGCCAGCGCCGCCGGTCAGGCCCGGCTTGAACTGAACGCTTTCGGCGGCGGCACGCCCCTGTTCGTCGGCAAGACCGCGAGGGGTACGGGCGCGGCTCCGGCGGCGATCGTGGCGAACGATTATCTCGCGGCTTTCCAGGGCCGGGGCTGGGGCGCGACGGGCTACAGCGCGGGCGGACGGGCTTCGATCAACCTACAGGCCACGGAGAACTGGACCGACACGGCGCAGGGCGCGAAGGCCGCTGTTCAGGTCACGCCGAACGGATCGACCGCAGGCTTCATTTCGTGGACCTTCGATCAGGATGGCGGGCTCAAGCCGGGCGCGGCCAAGGCCTATGACCTCGGGACCACGGCCCTGACGATCCGATCGGGTTACTTCGGCGGCCTGCTCTCGGTGAACCTCGGCCCGACGCCAGCGCCAGCGCCCATCGACGCCAGCGTGGGTTTGCAAGTTACCGGTACGGCGGGCCTGGGGCCTCGGCTTGAACTGAACGGCTTTGCGGCCGGGCCGCAGCTTAACGGCCGGAGCGCCAGCGGCACCGCCGCCGTACCGACCGCGAGCAAGATCGGCGATAGCCTCCTTGTTATCGGAGCGCGAGGCTATGGCGCGACCACTTGGTCAACATCGAACCGCGCCTCGGTCAGCTTCAGCGCCTCGGAGAACTGGACCGACACGGCGCAGGGAACCCAGATCGATTTCAACACGACGATGGTCGGCGAAGCCGCCTCGGCGGCGCGTTGGACGATGCAACCGACCGGCCATTTTCTTCCGGTTGCAGCGCGGGCCTATGACCTCGGCGCGACGGCGAACCCGGTCCGCTCCGGGTACTTTGCGGGGCCGGTCCACGTCAACCTCGCGAGCCCTGCTGTTCCGCCCGCGCCGTTTTACGCCGGGACGGTGTTGCGGGGTCACGGCGAAGAGGCGGGGATCGAGCTTACCAGCCATATCGCCCTCGGCCCTAACCTCCACATGCGCCGCGCTGGCGGCACCGCCGCCGCACCGACCGCGATTACAAACGGCGCGGCTATCGGATCGGTCAGCGTCTCGGGCCGAACGCCGTCCGGCTGGAAAGCCAACACGGCGGGTACGATGTACTGGGTCACGACCGAACCCTGGACCGACACCGCGACCGGCTGCGCGCTTGTTTGGGCGGTCACGCCGAACGGGACGCTGAACGCGCTCGGCATGTGGGCCGTCGAGAACAACGGCAACCTTCTGCCGCTTCAGTCGGTGGACATCGGCTCGCCCGCCAACAAGGTCCGCGATATCTACGCGGGGTCGGTCACGTCGCAATACAAGCTGGTGGGCATTTCGGCTCCGACTTTCCTGGCGAATATTCCGTCTGGCTCCCTGATCTATCCAAGCGCCGGGGCCTCGCTGCGCGCACACACCCCGGCGCAACTAGCCTTCACCCATGGATACAATTTTCTTTTAATCAACTTTTCAGGCGGGCCAGTCTCGTTCATCCAAGAGCCAGGGGCGAGCCTCTACTGGTACAGCCCAACGGGGCTTATCTCCGGGAACCGCACTCTGGCTCAGGGGGCCATGGTGACGATCTGCTCCGCTAGCGGAGCGTGGAGCATCAGTGGGACAGGGATCAGCTAAGGAACCCCGCCCAACCGCCCAGGATCGCGCCACAGGGGCCTAAAGCCCTCGGGCCTTAGTTCGGTGGCCTAGGACCCTTCCGGGCCTTCCTGGGCCTTCCTGGCGGCTCGGGCCTCATGAACCTGCCGACCCCGTTCAAAGGTCGCGGGGTCGGCGATCCCTTCGCGGACCATCCGGCGGCGTTCAGCCCGGCTGGTCTGGGCGTATTGCTGACCGCAATCGAAGCTGCGGCAGACCACCGGCCGGTTCAGGTAGACCGAGCAGCGGCCGACGCCCCCGACCTCGGTCAGGTAAGCGCAGTCGCCGTTCGGCTTGTGCTTGAGCGCCAGGATCGGCTGGCCGGTCTTCGGGTCCTCGCCGATCAGCTGGGTGTCGTAGAGCGGCGGGTTGTCGCCGTACTCGGGAAACAGGACGATCGTGTCGCCCTTGCAGCAGGTGCCGGGACAGTTCGCGCATTCGGGGACGTGGGCGAACAGGGAGCGCCCGCCAGCCCTGATGTCGATGACGGTGGTCATGGCGTTCCTCCGGCCCACGGCGGCAAGGGCAATCCCCAGGAGAATTCGGCTTCCGGTATCCGCTCCGAAAGCGGACGCCGGTCAGGGCCGAAGACGTAGTCCGGCGCGCCGACCCAGCCGTCCGCGCCGACCAAGACCGCCCGCTCCTCCGGCGTGTAATCCCCTAGCTCGATCTTGGTCCCGTTCGGGCAGAAGATCGCCACGCACCCCGGCGATTGGCCGACCGCCACGAGGCAGTTCCAGGCCCCGGCGATCTCGGCAAAGACGGTCATGGCCCACTGGTTGCGCCAAGCGTCCGGCCGGGCCGGATCGACGTGTGCGGTGATGACGCCCGGCCATTGGTCGTGGCGGTTGAACGAGAGCATGAACCCACAGTCGGCGGGCCGCAGCCAAGACGGCAAGATCGCCTCGGTCAGACGCCACAGGCAGTGGAACTCGACACAGACCGGCGGGCGCTTCGAATAGATCGAACAGGACCGGCCGGGCTCACCGCACAGGTTCTTGCAGGGCTCGCCGGGCGGCTTGTCCATTTCCTTGATCCCCGGCGCGGTGCAGCAGAGATCGCAGCCGTCGCAGGATCGGGCGGGCGTCAGCCTTGAACGCAACCGTTCGGCTCTCCTGGCCCGGATCGCTGCGAGGGCGTCGGCCATCAGTGGACCGACCGGCGCGGCAGTAGCTCGGACATCGCGCCCGCCCCGGCCATGCCGTCCTCACCGAGGACGGGCTTCAGCGCCACGACCCGGCCGCGCCGGTCCCGGACGATCTCCTGAAAGCGGTTCGCGATCTTCCCCGAGATATCAACCACCAGGGTTGTGACCACCTCTACCCGTTCGGGGTTCTTGGCCGCGTCGCCGTGCTTGTAATTGGCGAGGTACGGCGCGGGGTCCGTGGTCTTCCGCATGACCATCCAGGCCTCGGAAGAGATCGCGTAACGGACGGCGTGCATCGACGCCATCAGCGCCGCCAGGGCGTCGAGCATCGCGCTCCGCTCCTGGGCGCTGGACCAGCCGCAGTCCACGACGAAGCTGTCGCCGCCCTCGGTGAAGATCAGACAGTGGTGCGGAATTTCCGACTTCGGGTTCGCGGCGTAGAAGGCCGCGTGCTGCTTGGCGAGCATGTCCGCGATCTCTTCGACGGTCATGTCGTCCATCAGCGGGCCTCCGGCAGCGGCGGCTTGCCGTAGGCGTCCAGAACCAGCGACCACGCATAGACCCCGAGGGCCTGGAGGCTGACGCCTTTCTGTTCGGCAAGCTGCCGGATCGCCTCCCGGCTGGCCGGGGTCATGCGGGTCGCGATCTGCACCGACAGCGGATCAAGCGGCTCCGGCGGCGGCAGTCTGACGCGGGTCGAGGGGCGGGTCATAGGGTTCGTCTCCTGGGGTGGATGAATGCAGCTTTGTGTGTAAAGCCGCTTGCAACCGTCGCCAAGACAGTGGGCGCTGCGGCGGATCGCGCAAGCCGGTGATATAGCCGCGCCTCGGCCACCAGCGCCGATAGCCGGGCGGGCTCCCAAGGGAAGGCCCGCCCGGCGTCAATCCGGTTCTTGAGGTTCCTGGCCTCGGTCAATCGCCGCCAGACGATCTTCCGGGCTTGGCCGGGTGTCATGCGGCCTCCTCCTCTAGTTCGTCGGGGTCTTCGCCGTCCAAGCCCTCGCCGGTCATCTTGACCATGTCCTTCGGGCAGATCGGCAGGCCGACCTCCACGATCCACTTGCGGGCGGTGCGAACCGTGTAACCGCAATCCGGGCAGCACAGCTTTATCATCCGGTTCGCCTGTTTCTTCGGGGCGGCGACCGGGCGCATGGCGACCAGCATCGCGTGCGGATACGGCCCGGCGTCGGCCAGCAGCGGCCGAACCCATTCCCAGAAATCATCCGTAGGCGTCGCCGTGGTGAACGGCTTGACATGCCCCAGCGCTTTCATCGCCTTGCTGAACGTCTTGCCATGCCCGGCGTCGGGCAGGGCGGCGTGAACAAGTTCGTGCGCCAGGATCGCGGCGACGGTTTCGGCTTCGGCTTCCACCGGGGAAATGAAGATTTCCGCGTGGCGATCTTCCGAGGCTTCAGCCGACCAGCATTGGCCGCGAACCCGCGTGGAACGGCCCATTTCCCCGCCTTTGCTGGGGAAGCCGCAGGTGACGCGGACCGGCGGAAAGGTCAGGCCGCAGCGGTCTTCAATCTCGCGCATGAACTCGACGGCCAGGGCCAGGAGCCAAGCCTCGCGGACCTGAACCTCGGGCGGGTTGGACTTGGAGGCGACCACCTTCATTGGCCCGCCTCCATGTCGCGGAACATCTGGATCGATTGCTCGCATTCGGCGACCCGCTGGGCGATCACGTCCTGGCGGCGGCGGCGCTTGGCGATCTCGCCGTGGCCGTTCCGGGCGGTGCCGATGCGCTCGATCACCTCGGCCAGGGGCGCGGCGATCGGGCCGACGATCCCGCACTTTCCGTTCGAGCCGATGCCGACGCAAAGGCCGTTCTCGTAGGCGATGACCATGCTCTGATCGTCGGGGTTCAGGGCGGCGATGAATTCGGCGCGGGAGGCTTCGACATCGGCGATGGCGGCGGCGATCTTTTCGGCGCGGGTTTTGGTCTCGGTGGTCATGGGGTCTTTCTCGGTGGGTTGTGCAAATCTTCTGAAACCGTTGTAACGGCTTCAGTGGAAATTGCAATCAAAAGTGTGTGCAATCATGCTCACAACTTAGGAGAGGAGCGGCATGATGCCGCACCCCCCGTTCGCGCGGTTTCCTCCGCTGTTCGCATTTTCTGTCCCTAGGGATTTTGGAGCCGCTGAGATTATTCAATCACCAAAACGGGTTAGCTTGGCCTGGCCCAGGTACCTGGCCAACCCTCGCCAGTAGTCCAGCGGCGTCCAGCGGCGTCCAACTTTCCCTTACCGTACAAGGCCCTGGTTGATTTCACTGTCCGGTGGCGTCCACTGGCGTCCAGCCACGTCGTGGCAAAATGTACGCACGTTTTTGTATGCAGGGATCATCACGGATATGGCCGCGAAACAGAACCAACTTAACGACCTTCGGCTGCGCGAAGCGGTCGCCAAGGCGCAGAAAGATCAAGCCACCGAACGGTTCAACGACGGCGACGGCCTGGTCCTCGTCGTCACCGAAGCCGGGCGGGCGCGGTTCCTCTACCGCTACGCCTTCGCGGGAAAGACCAAGAGCATCTGGCACGAGGGAGCCTATCCCCGCGACGTGTCCTTGGCCGAGGCGAGGGCTTGGAGGGACGCGAACGCCGCGCTTCTCGATGAGCGGGTCGATCCCGCCGCCGCCCGCGAAACCGGAGGCAAGGCGAACCCCACCCTGGAGGAATACGCCCGCGCCCACTTCGCGCGGCTTGCCCCGCCCCGCGAGCTAGAGATCGCCAAGGCCAAGGGGATCGAGGCCGCGCCCTGGTTCCGCGACGTGACCGTCCGCGTCGGCTCCCTGGCCCGGATGAAAATCGACGCCATCCAGACCAGCCACGTCGAGGCGGCGCTTCGTCGCTATTGGAAGGATCAGCGGCCGTCGCCCTCAGCCAAGCGGATCACAGGAGCCCTGGCCCGGCTGTTCAAGCACCGGCACGTCATGCAGCGCCGCGACGCTCCCTACTGGCAGAACCCGGCCGACTTCGCGGCGCTCTGCATCATGCTCGGCAACAAGCCCCACCATGAGGAACACCGCCCCTCTCTGCCGTTCAAGGATGTCCCGGCCTTCGTGGCTCGGCTTCGCCAGGACTGCACCATGGCGGCGCGGATCGCGGAGTGGACGATCTTGGCCGGGTGCCGGGTCAACGAGGCCTGCGGGGCGACGTGGTCGGAGATCGATTGGAAGCGCCGCCTCTGGATCATCCCGCCGGAGCGCCTGAAGACCGAGCGGAACAAGGACGCCAAGGTCGCTAAGCCGTTCATGGTCCCGCTGTCCTTGGGGATGCTCCGGGTCCTGCGCCGCGCCGCTGTGAACCGGACCGACTTCAAGCCGACCGACTTGCTGTTCCCTGGAATGGGAATGTTCCGCAACGCCCCGGTCTGGCGTCGGGCGGGTTGCCCGGTTCAGCCGTACACCACGAACGCGGTCCTTGAGCGGGTCAAGCTGCTGAACAACGACATCACCGTTCACGGCTTCCGCTCGTCGTTCGTGGCCTGGGGGATCGCCATCCCGCACCGGAACCACCCGCCCTTCGAGCTTTCGCTGATGGACCGGGCGATCGGCCATCTGATCGGGGCCTCTACGGGCAACGAAGACGGCAAGGCCCGGCACTCGGCCGCGCTGGGCTCCTACGCCAACAACGGCGAGGACCCGCTGCTCGGTCAGCGCAAGATCGTCATGCGGGAATGGTCGGCGTTCATCGACGGCACCGACCGGCCCCGGAAGGCCGCGCCGGTCCGCGACGAGGCGTCAGTGCTTACCACCGGTCAGGTGTTGCGCTTCGCCGCCTGACGAAGCCGAGTTGATGAAGTCGGCGAGGTCGTCCCGGCGGATCAAGGAGAGATACCCCACCTTGACCTTTCGGAGACGGCCTGCGCTGAGAAGCTCGTACACCGTCGAGCGGCTGATCCGCAGCGCCTTGGCGGCTTCGGGGATCGTGTAGAGCGGCCGGTCGGCCGGAAGCAAATCGTTAGCCTCAACCATCACAGTTACTCCTGGCGCGAGGTTCTCCCTCGGCTGGTTAGAACCCTGCCCTGAACATCACGCCGTGGGCGGCGGCGAACTTGTGGATAGCGTCGAGAAGCTGTTCGAATTCGGCGACCTTCAGGGCGCTGGACGAGGTGTTGAGGTTCACCCACCCGCGACCGTCCAGGGCCGGGGCCATGCGCGAGCCCCGGTCCATGTCGGCTAGAAAAAGCAGCTTCCAATCGTCCGGCGTCAACTGCTGGTTGCCCCAGGACACCTGTTCGGCGATGTCGGTCAGCATGGCCCACATCGCGGCGTTCTGTTTGGCCGTCCGCTTGCCCGGCGTCTCGAACCGGACAATCGTCTCCGGCTCCGATCCCCAGACCCAGGAAACGGCGTCACGGCGCGCGGCGATGTCGGTCAGCCTGATCGCCGCCTGGGCCATCTACGCGGCCTCCTGGCGACCGTAGATGGCCGTCAGCTTGGCGACCCGCTCCTCGATCTCTTCGAGGAAGGCCGACACCTCGTCTTCGAGGCCGAGGATCATCGTCAGGTCCCGGTGAACCCGCTGAACATGCAGCTGCATGGACGGCGGCAGGCGCGGATCGAACGAGACGTAATCGCACCACGCCGCCCCGGTGCAGGCCATCTGCCACTGCATCTGAGTGACGTGCCGCCCGTCGATCGGCGCGCCCAGGAGCGTGTCGATATGGGTCGCGGTGTTCGGGCACTTGATCTCAACCAGGCCGTCTTCGACGTGGCCGTCAGGGCTTGCGCCCGACCAAGCGATCTCGGGGTGATCCACGAACTCGGCTTCGGTGACGAGCAGGCCGCAGCGGTCGGCGTAGAGCGCCCGCGCCTCGGCTTCGTGGTCCAGGCCCCATTGCATCGGGCCGGACGTGAAGCTCGGGGCGGTGACGCCGGTCAGCCGCTCGGCGATCAGTTCGGCCCGGTAGTTCAGCCGCGACGCGCTCGGGCCGGTCTTGGTCTTGGCGATGATGTCGGCGATGCGGCTGGCGGTCGCCTTGCCGCAGCGCTGGGCGTGCCAATCGGAGGTGCCTTGCTGGATCATCGGACCTCTCCCGTCGCCGGATCGAAGTCGCCGCCGAGCAGCGCGTCGCTCCTGGCCTTGTGCAGGGCGTCCAGGCGCTTCGCCGTCTCCGGCTCCTCGGCCGCGAGTTCAGCCCGCAGCGCCTTCGCGAGGTCCCAGGCGCGGGTCAGGTCCGCGATGGTCTTCACGTCGGTCAGGGTCTTTTCGAGCCGGGCCACCCGCGCCGGGCGCTGGGTCTTCGGTGGCGTGCTGGGCGGCCCTCCGGGGTTCAAGGGCGGCCGTCCGGCCCCGCGCCCTACAGCGCCCTCGCCGTCATCGTCTTCGCCCGCTGGCGCTACCGTGAAGAAGGCCTGAAGGGCTTGCCGCCGGGCATAGGTCAGGGCCGAGCCGACACCTTGCGCGTCCTGGCGGCTGACGGGGACGAAGTGGGTCGCCTCCATCCATTGCGCCGAGGTGTGCAACAGGCGGGTCGTGACCTGAACGCCCGCGTTCGGCGCGGCGGTGACGCCCTGGATGACGGAGAACCCGTTGGCGTTCATGGCCGGGAGGATCGCCTCGGCGATCTCGGTCAGGCTCGCATAGCGGCTGTTAAAGTGGGTGTTCGCCGTGTCCTTCGTGATCTTGGCGATTGCGGCCTGGGCGGCGGGGAGCGCCTTGGCCAGTTCGCCGATATCGGCGGTCGTCTCGATTGCGCTCATGGCCGGTACTCCGGGCGGCTGGCGACGCGGCGGGCGATCCGGTTGGCATGGTCGGCCAGGGCGCGAAGCTCGATGACGTTCAGTTCGACGGATCGCTCGGACAGGTCGCCCTCTTGGAGCGTGACCCGCCCGCCGTACTTGTTCTCCAGGATGGTGATCCTGCCGTTCATGGGCGCACCCTTCGGAACAGTGAGCGCCCAGGCCTGCCGGATCAGCGGCACGCGGGCGAAGCGGGGGTCGGGCTCCGGCGCGGGCCGGGGCTTGGTTGGGCCGGGGTCAACCATGGGGCCGCTCCGAAATGATGCGGGCGATCAGCCGGGCCAGGGGCGGCGACGCGCACAGCAGGCACAGCGCCTCGTCGATGCAGGCTTTGCAGACCGTCATGCCGGTCTCGTCCCGCATTTCGCGGTTGACCCGCTTGCCTTCAGCTTCGCCGCCGCAGACTTCGCATTTCTGGACGCCGCTGGACGCCACTGGACGCCGCTGGACAGGTTGACGGTCAGTATTCGTCGCCGTTCTAGGGTGTTCACCTGATGCCGGTGAAGCACCCGCATCAGGGATTACCCTTAGGCCGTAGTGGTCAGCATGTCCTTGCATGGCGAATTCTCGGGGTTTAACCAGGGAGCGAACTTTCGCTCTTGTATTTAGAGCCCGTCAAGGCGAACTTTCGCCTCCCGGTTTAGATGAGTAGCAAGCGCAACCATGGAAAACCTTGACGAAGGCATGAGGCGGGTCGCCGCCGTCGCGGCGCGGGTTGGTCCGGCGCGTCTGGCGCGCGAGGCCGGTATCCCGATCACCACGGTCCGGTCGTTCCGCGACCGCGATTGGGAACTGAAGAGCCTGCCCACCTGCTTGAAGCTGATCGCCGCCGCCGAGCGCATCGACGCCCGTTCGTCCTCGGCCGCGTGACGCCGTGCGGGTCCTTGGGATCGATCCAGGCAGCACGGGCGCGCTCTGCTTCCTGACGATCGTGGACGGCCTGCCGGTCGCCCTGGAATGCCTCGACATCCCGACCCAGATGATCGGCAAGCGCTCGCACCTCGACGCCTACAGCCTCGCCCGCGAGATCGACGCCCGGCTGACCGTGGCCGGTGAACCCCTCGCCGCCGCGATCATCGAACAGGGCGGCGTGCGGCCCCAGAACGGGCGCGTGGGGGCCGCGACGTTCTGGATGGGCCTAGGGATCGTTCGCGGCGTCCTGGCGGCGAACTTCATCCCCACGGAAACGGTCACAGCGGCGGGCTGGAAACAGGCGCTCCGCGTAACCGGGGACAAGGACGCCAGCCGGGTCCGGGCGTCGGCGATCTTCCCCAAGTGGTCCGATCAATGGTCGCGGGTCAAAGACCACGGCCGGGCCGAGGCGGCGCTGATCGCGCTGCACGGCGCGAACCGGCTCCCGGTGCGCCAAGTCCAACAATCAGCGTGAGGTTCCGGCGATGGCACTGGGCAACGGCAGGGATGACGGAACCATCGAGCCTTTCCGGCCTCGGCTTTCGCTCGCGGACATCGCCGCCCGGCTCAAAGGCAAGATCGGCGTGGACGACAAGGGCCAGCAGGTTGTCCGCTGTCCCGGCCCGGACCATTCGGCGGGCGACGCCTCGCTGACGATCGGCCTGGACGACGACGCCTCGGGCGGGTTCTGGGTCCTGTCCTTCTCGCCGAAGGATGACGACCCGATCCGGCTTAAGGACTGGGCGCGGGCCGAGCTTGGCCTCCCCGCCTTCAAGCCGGGGAACGGCAAGGCCAGCAATCCCCGCGATCCGATCGTGGCGAAATACGAGTACGCCGACGCCGAGGGCGCGCCGGTCCTGTTGGTAAACCGGACCAAGGCGAAGAAATTCCTACAGCAGAAGCCCGACGGTCGCGGCGGCTGGGACTGGGGCGGGATCGCGGACGCGGACAAGGTCCCGTTCCGCCTGGGCGACCTGATCGAAGCCATAGCGCTGGGCCGGACGGTGTTCATCACCGAGGGCGAGAAGGGCGCGCTCTCCTTGATCGGCACCGGATACCCGGCGACCTGTTCGCCGGGGGGCGCGGGCAAGTGGCCGGATCATTTCGCCAAGTGGTTCGAGGGCGCGAAGGTCATCGTCCTGGCCGACAACGACGAGCCGGGCCAGAAACACGCCGCCAAGGTCAAAAAGAACCTCGAAGGTGTCGCGGCCTCGGTCAGGGTCATTCATCTGCCAGGGCTGGCCTCCGGGGGCGATGTCTACGACTTCCTCGCGGCCGGGGGCGACCCGGCGACCATCGAAATGATGGATGAGGGACCGCCGCCTCGCGGGTACCGGGCGACGGACCTGTGGAACATGGTCTTTCCCCCGATCAACTTCGCGGTGCCAGGCTACATCGCCGAGGGGCTGACGCTCCTGGCCGGGGCTCCGAAGCGCGGCAAGTCGTGGCTCGCCCTGGACCTGTGTTGCGCGGTGGCGACCGGCGGCTTCACGCTGGGCGATCAGAAGTGCGCCGAGGGCGATGTCCTGTATTGCGCCCTGGAAGACAGCCCGCGCCGGATGAAGTCCCGGCTTCAGATCGTCTGCCAACTGGCCAAGCGCGCGCCGGAGCGGTTGACGGTCTGGTTCGGCGACGACCTTCCCCGGCTCGGGAACGGCTGCGAGGACCGGCTGCGGGACTGGCTGAAGTCCAAGCCCAAACCGCGCATGATTATCATCGACACGCTGAACTATATCCGCCCCGACCGGAACCGCGACGAAGACCCTTACAGCTATGATTACAGATCGGCGACCACCCTTCAGCGGCTCGCGGGCGAGTTCGGGATCGCAATTATTCTGATCCACCACACCCGCAAGTCCGCCGCCGACGACTACCTCGAAAGCATCAGCGGCACGAACGGCCTGACCGGCGGATGCGACGCGGTCATGGTTCTCGAACGCCAAGCCGAGGGCGCGACGGTCTTCAAGGGCCGGGGCCGCGACATCGAAGAGTTCGAGATGGCCATGAAATTCGAGAAGGAAAGCTGCCGCTGGTCCTTGCTCGGCGAGGCGGGCGAGAACCGCACCTCTGAGAACCGGCGGAAGATCATCCGGCACATGCGCGACGCGGGCTGGTTCATGACCGTCAGCGAGATCGCCTCCCAGACCGGGCTGAAGCGCAGCGTGGTCGATGTGCAGCTTTTCCGAATGCTCAAGGCTGGCGAAGTCATCAAGGCCGGGCGGGGGAAATACGGCCTGCCCGAGACCGAGATCGACGGCGATGTCGTGGTCCCGTTCCGCCCACGAACCGACGAAAAGGACGACGACTAGGGCCAATCTTTCACCGGCCCCCTCTCTATAGGGGTGAAAGAAGTGAAAGATTGGCGGAACAGGCTAGGAACATGAAAAGCTAAGTGTCGGTTTTTCCACGACTTCAGCAATCTTTCACTTCAATCTTTCACCCCCCTTTTTCGACCCCCAAAAACGACCCCTGTGAAAGAAACCCGGAGCAGTCAAATGACCCGCGTTCGACACCTAACCGAGAAGCGCCTGCGCGGCGGCGCGGTGCTGATGAAGACCATGAGCGCCGACGCCGCGCATGGCGCTTTCTGGACGTGGTTCGACAGCGGCCGGAGCGCCGACCCGAACGTCTGCGGACGGCTTGAACGGCTCGGCCTGCTGGTCAGCCTGGACACCCTGATCCCCGGCGAAAGCGGACAGACCTATGTCTACGCGCCGGTCAGAACGGAGGATGCAGCATGAGCCATCATGGCCACCGACCCGCCCCGATCCGCCCCGAGGCCGCTCGGCTTCCTGGCGTCCCGTTCATCGAAGCCGCCGGGCGGCTGTGCCTGTGGCCAATCTCCGGCGCGGGGGCCGACATGGTCGTCTGCGGTGAGTCGAGGGCGGTGAAGTCTGCTTACTGCGACAAGCATAAAAACGCCGCCGGAGGGGCTCCGACTAAGCGCCTTTAAAGTCGATCTCTAGGGTATTCACCCTATTGACAGTCCAGCGACGCACTCGCGCTGCGCTTGCAAGCTTGCCAGCAGGCCCGGAATGGGAGTTCATGCCACCAGGGGGCGAAAGTTCGCCCTCCATTAGATCGGAGAAGATCGCGTGTCAGATCAGTCGGGTTACACCAAAAAGTCTCAGCGCGCCGCCCCTCGTCGGCCGAACTTCATCCCCACCACGCCGAACTACTTCGCTTACTCGTGGTTGGACAAAGACCCGGACATGGACCTCATCGTGGGCATAATCGGCGAGACCGGCATGTCCCCCGAGGACATCGAGCATGAGACCGAAAAGCTCGGCCACAAGGTCTCCCGTTACACGATCATGGGCTGGCTCTACGGCTCAGTCAGACGACCTCAGAACTACACCATGACAATCGTCGCCATGGCCTGCGGATGGACGAAGACCTGGGCTCCGACCGCCGCCCCGAAGCAGGCCGAGAAGCCTGTAAGGTCGATCAAGCGCAGCCAGGAGGAGCGCGTCCATGTCGCGCATTGATCCCCTGCAAATGGCCCAGTTCTTCGCGCTCCCTGGCGCGGCTGAATTGGTGGAAGCGTTCTCGGCCATCCCGCCGGGCGAGCTTCGGGACAGCGCGGTCACGCACGTTCAGGTCATCGCCCGACATTGCGGCTGGATCGCAGACGCCCCTTTCGGAGCGGGGCAACCGGAGCGGCTCGCTCCAGCGGCTCCGAAACGCCTAGCGAGCCCGTTCACCGAGGACCTGAAGTCGGCCAGCGCCGAGGGCCAGATCATCGAACGGGCGCTGCGTGGCGAGGCGTCGGCCTCGATCGCCGCCGACCTCGGGTCTTCAGTCGGGCTGGTCGAGCGGCTCAAGAACAAGGCTCGAAAAGAGGGCGGGCTAGAGTTTCCAGGCGACGCGATCGTTAAGCCGGGAAACGCCAAGACCAAGAGCAAGGCCAAGGGCGACCCGCGAAAGGGCCGGAAGCTCGAAGGGGTGCCCATCCCGCCGCCCCCGTACTGGTGGGAAGACCCCGCCTCGCCGATCTGGGATAACCCGAAGCTGCTTCCGACACTGTCGGTCAAGGCCGAGGGCTCCATGGCCGGGATCGGCCCGCTCGACAGCCGGTCCCACACGACGATGTCCAACGCCGCCGCCCGGCACAACATGACGCTCCGGCAGTACATCGCCCAACGCTACGAAGTCCTCCGGCGGATCGATGCGGGCGAGAAGCCGGTCAAGGTCTCGATCGACATGAGGATCAGCGCCTTTCAGGTTTACGGGCTCCTGGCCAAGGTCGGTCGAAGCCTGATGAGCGAAGCGCAGTCAGCGCACTACGCCGCCGAGGCCAAGGCGCTGCTAGGCCGCGACGACGAGGCGCAAGAACCGACGCCTGAACCGGTCAAAGCCTCCCTGCTGCCGCCGTCCAAGCCCGGCAACAAAAACGGCCCGGCCAGCGCGCAGGCGGCGCGGATCATCGCCGCGAAGAAATGGGGCTTCAAAAGCCTTGAAGCCTACGAGGCGTCGCGGATCGAGGTTCGGGACCTCCGGCTGAAGGGCCACGGCCCGAAGGCCATCGCCGAGCAGATGAAACAGTCGGTCGAGTTCGTTCGGGCGGCGATGTCCTACTGGCGCGGCCTGGGCGTCGAATGGCCGGAGCCGATGTGGACGGCCAAGGAGCAGGAGGCGGCATGACTGACGCTGACCGCGACGCCATGCTCTACCTGCTCGAAGCCGTGGTGACGAAGGTCGCCGTCGCGACGCGCTGGCAGTGCGCCTATCGAGCCCTGCCGCCGAACACCCCGCCGCTGCTCTATCAGCGTATGGGCGAAATGGCCGTGCAGACCGATGACGAGGCGGGCGACGCGGTCAACGCCTTCAGGGCGGTGCTGGGGGCCGATCCGTTGCCCCACCCTTCGGACCCTCCAGCCGCGAGGCCTGACGATGCCTAGCCGTCCCTTCAGCCGCTTCGTGGACGCCTGCCGGATGACGGTCGAACCGGTCGCCCATCTGACCGACGAGCAACTCGCGGCCTCAACCGATCTGCCGCCGCCGTTGGTCACGTTCCTGCTGAACATGCGGGCCAGCCTTCGGCAATACGAACAGGCCGACGCCCAGGCGAGGACCCTGCAATGAGCGACGAGACCCCGATCTTCGTTTTCGGCTCCAACCTCGCCGGTCGCCACGGCAAGGGCGCGGCGGCGTTCGCCCTGCGCGAGCGCGGCGCGATCTATGGCAAGGGCGTCGGCCTCCAGGGCGACAGCTGGGCCATCCCGACCAAGGGCTATCACCTAGAGGTTCTGCCGCTCTCGGAAATCGGCCTCTACGTCGCCGCCTTCCTGGCCCAGGCCGAGGTGATCTATTCGCGCCGCCGGTTCGAGGTGACGCCGATCGGCTGCGGCCTCGCCGGTTACAGCCCGGAAGAGATCGCGCCGCTCTTCCGCAACGCGCCGCCGAACTGTGAACTGCCGCCCGCCTTCCTGGCGGTGCTAGGGAGGCCGGAATGATGGAGATCACCAACGAGGGCGTCGTCGCGCGCTTCCGAAAGCACCGCGAGGAGATCGCCCAGGCCGGACCCGAAGAGCGGAGGCTTTTGATCCTGACGAACGCGGTTCTCGGGATCGGCTTCCTGCTCGGTGGCGGTTGCCCGGCTTCGGCGGCGGCGCTCGCGTTCGCCCTTGAGCGCGAGCTTCCCGATCAGGCGTGGCCCTGGACGGAGAGCGCGTCATGATCCTGAAGCTCTTCGAAGAGGTCTCCGACGAGACGCTGAACAAGGTCGGGCGGCGCTACAACCTGTTCTGCCTGTTCACCTTGCCCCCCTACATGGCGTTCACGCTGGCCAGCCTGTTCGTTCCCGCGATCTCGGCCTGGAAGCCGTTCGGCCTGGTGCTCCAAACCGCCTGGGTCTTCATCTGGGTTCCGAACCTGATGCTGATCGGCGTCCGCGCCCACCGGGACTGGCTGACCGCCGCCGCCCGCCTGAAGGAATGGGGCAAGGCCGACATGGAATTCTTCGCGGCCCATGTCGAACGCATGTCCCTGCTGCGCGGCGAGGTGCCACCCGACGAGCCGCCGCGAACGCTGAACTAGGAGGCCAGGATGATCGTCAAGGTGCAGCGCCCGGTGGCCGGGTACGACTTCCCGATGAAGCGCAAGCAGCCCGACATCTTGGTCTATGCCGAAGGGCGGGCGCATCAGACCATCGTCCATTTCGCCGACCTGCCGTCCTGGCTTCGCCGGGAGCTTCATGAACGCCCGAAGGTGTTCGCCGAGATCGAGCGCCGGGGCGACAAGCTGGTCTTTCTCAAGCTCGCCGAGGACCAATCGTGGTGATCTCCCGCTTTCCCGACGCCCCGCCGCAGATCAAGGCGCTCAAGGTCGATGCGCGCGGCTATCCGGTCCCATTCTTCGTCTCGTGGATTGACGGCCTGCCCGAGTTCCGGGCGGTCGATCCCCGCAAGGTCGAACACGCCCACCGGCAAAAGCTGTGCTGGGTGTGCGGCCGGACCTTCAGCGGCGCGGTGCGGGCCTTCCCCATCGGCCCCATGTGCGCCGTCAACCGGGTCAGCTCTGAGCCGCCGTCGCACCCCGACTGCGCCCGCTTCGCCGCCACGGCCTGCCCCTTCCTGACCCGCCCGATGGCCAAGCGCCGCCCCATGGAAGAGGGCAAGCCGCCGCCGGGGATCATGATCGAGCGCAACCCCGGCGTGACCCTGATCTGGCATTGCCGCCACTACCGGGCCGAGCGCTCGCATGAGGGGTGGCTGTTCAGGATCGGCACCCCCCATCGCCTCGAATGGTTCGCGGAAGGCCGGGCCGCGACGCGCGCCGAGGTCATGGCCAGCATCGAGAGCGGCGAGCCGATCCTGCGGCGCTACGCTGAACTGGACGGCCCCGACGCGGTGGCCATGTTCGAGGGGATGCTCGGCCGCGCCCTGAAGTTGGTGCCAGCATGAGCGGCGGCTTCGACTTCGCGGAGACGGCCAAGATGCTGCACGCCCTCGGCTCGCAGTTGCCTATGTTCGTCGTCACCGATCACCCGAGCGATGAGCCGGAGTATTTCGTCGCCCGGCTCTACCTGACCCTGCCCCAGAACACGCCGACGAACTTCACGCTGAAGCACCCCGAGCTTGAACCTCTACAGGACGTGCTCGAAGCGCTCGGCCTGACAAAACTGATGCGCGACCCGGCCGACGACCCGGTCATTGTCGAGGTGTGGCTCTGATGAGCCCCGAAGATCGCACCGCCGCCCTGGCCGCGATCGAGAAGGCCCGAGAACAGGCCCACAAGGCGGCGCGCCGGGCTGTTCGGCTAGAATGCGAATACTGGGACAAGGTGCGGGCCACGACGCCCCCCTGCGCCCCTACGCGCCATGACTGCGCGGTGATCGTGGGCAGCGTGTTCACGATCTACCGCTGCCGGGTATGCGGCGACGAGGAGTGGCTCTGATGCCGATCCAGCACATCGACAACATTCACGATCTGCTTGTTCACGTCTGCGGCGAGACGTTGAGCCGGGCTCGCGAAAGCGGCGCGCTGCGGGCGAAGTATCCGCACCTTGATCCTGATGAGCGGGCCGTCGCCCACATTCTCGATGGTATAACCCTGCACTCGCTTCGGAGCCTTATCGAGCTTCGGGAGCGCCAAGGGTGGCAATGAAACGGTGTGAAATATTGCTTGTTCTGGCCTGGGTAAACTTCGGATTTCAGATCGCGGTCGCCGT